CGTCCGGTAGCTTTAAAAACCTTGCCTCAAGTTAATCCTACGACAGGCGTGATTAAAAATATTCCGATGAACCAGTATAAGCTCATCACCCGTAAGGGTGCTGTGCCTGCTGCTAATCAGATGATCATGGTAGCCAGAATTACGACTACCATTGAAGTTCCTGCAGGTTCTGATTCTTATGAACCAGAAGAAATAAAAGCAATGATTTCTTCTCATGCAGGTACTATGTGGGCACAAGCCTCCGGTATCGCTGATACAGTGATAACCGGCGTTTTGTAACCACATTCTTTTAATCATTCATGTCATTGGGAGATATCCTATGAGCAAGACTAATGAAGCTAGGTTAGATAACCTGTTTCAAACATTGTCAACTGAGTTACTTCAATCTCCTAAGCGGGATACTCCTGCTGTCCAAAGATTGTTGTCGCGCATGCGTAAGCGTGCTGAGTACATTCGTCCTGATCTTTCTCGATTAGGTTTTGAGAAGTTCATTAAAATTAATAATGATCTTCAAAAAACTGAAATTAAGTTAGACAAAGACTTAGTATCAAACGCCTCATATTTTATACAAAATATTTTATGGCGATACAATGCTAGGTTGGATGACAGTAATATCCAAGAAGTTTTGGATATGTCACATCTTTATGATCTTTGGCGTTTTGGGCCCGGAGCTTCTAACGAAGTAAAGGGTACCCATACCGCTGAAAAGATCAGTACTAAGATGTCGTGTACTGATTCAGCTGAGCCACTTGTTTCTAATTTAAGAAGGTCAAATCATTACTTTAGCGCTTTTGATGCGTATAATAAGGATAATGGTTACTTCTTAGTAAGTGGTTCTAAATTGACTACTGTTCCAAAAAACGAAGATTCAGTAAGAATCATCGCAATTGAGCCATCCGGTAATATGTGTCTGCAGCTTGCTGCAGGTCAATACTTATCGAATGTTCTCAAGAGTGTAGGGTTGGACATATCAACACAGCAAGATAAGAATAAACATCTTGCTTACTTAGGATCAATCGACGGTAGCTTAGCTACTATCGACTTGTCTTCAGCGTCTGATATGTTTACACCTGAACTGATTCGGCTTCTTTTACCTCCTAAATGGTTTGACTTGCTAATGAAAATTAGATCAGGTTACACTACTATAGAGGGCACTCAAGTTAAACTAAATATGATTTCGAC